GCAATATTTCATATCTAGCCGACTCGACTTTCGTCAAATCTATTTGATATGAAAGGACTGTTCAGATACAGTTCTAGGGTATATCTTCAATGAAGATTACCCGGGACGTCTGGACCGACTCCTACGATCTCGCAGCTAGTAAAGACTATGAATAGTCTTTCCTAAGCTTTTCAGGATTTTCGATAAACCAGTATGAATCCTAAATAATTTAGGTTCACCTGGTCGTTTCGATACTCTTAGAGATGGTCTTAAACAAAGGTCAGTTAATGACCGTTGAGCAAGATCTGCCTCTAAATGTAAAAGATCGAATAGGGATAAAATCAATTGATTTAGTTTCTTACCATTAGGGTCAGTTTGACCCATGGCAGTCTCTAAATGAACTGATTTTGCAGTATCTACGATATTAGGGATACTAGATTTAACTCTAGAGGTTATCAAAAGGATCTTATAAACCATTTGATAATTTAATTCTCTGATAATTCAGATTGGAGCATTCGCTGTCAGGAATCAGGTTTTACCTAATTTCTTAAGAGGATTTCCAAATCAAGAGAAAGGAACCGCTTTAAATGTTGAAACATTTAAATGGTCAATCCATTCTTTGATAAATCATTTTGGTTGGCTGATGAAAGAGTCAAGATTATAAGATTTAGATATGTTTTCTAATCTTTTAATTCTTTGACTTAAATCATCACAATAATCAATTAAAAAGGTGGAAAAACCAACTAGAAATAAGTTGTGACCTCTTTTTAATGATTGACCAAGTGATTTTCTGAAAGTAGTATCAGTTAAACCTAACAATAAAATTAAATATCTAACTTTGATATTTAATTTATGGAAAGGTTTCTGATATCCGGATATTACTTTATATCCGAAGCCTGCAACTCGAAGAGCCTGAGGAAGAGTAAGTGAATATTTTTTCACATATTCTACAAAGGCAATTACACTGTTTAGAGACATAAAGTATTCTTTTAATGGGCTAGGGGATACATTTTCCCCTTTGTAAAATGTTCTTTTAGCGAATTCTAGAGCATCTCCAGATGGAGATGAAATAGATTTTGCTAAGTTACATTCAACACCCAACGAAAGTATTACAGAATGATATCTTTTTGCTACTTTTGTATCAAAAATAACGATATCATCTCCTAATACAGCGTAATTCGAGAAATATCCTACTTGATCTTTATAGATCTGAAAAGCTGCGTATTGTACGATAAGATGGTGAGTCATTGCTAGCATAGCTCAGCTTGATAAAGCTCCCATAGGTTGCCCAACAGTATAGTATACAATTGTATCTTTAGTGTTAGGAACTTTATAGGGTCTTTCGATTAACAATGATGATCATGCATCGGCC